CCAGAGTAGTCGTCGGTTTGAGAGTGAATGTAGGCGCCAGGGTTGTCGTAGGTGCCAGAGTAGTCGTAGGCGCCAGAGTAGTCGTAGGCGCCAGAGTAGTCGTAGGCGCCAGAGTAGTCGTAGGCGCCAGAGTAGTCGTAGGCGCCAGGGTTGTCGTAGGCGCCAGAGTAGTCGTAGGCGCCAGCGTTGTCGTAGGCGCCAGAGTTGTCGTAGGCGCCAGAGTTGTCGTAGGCGCCAGAGTTGTCGTAGGCGCCAGGGTTGTCGTAGGCGCCAGAGTAGTCGTAGGCGCCAGGGTTGTCGTCGGTTTGAGAGTGAATGTAGGCTCTAGCGGCGCTACCGGTTTTACCGTAGTTGTCGGCTCCAACGTCGCCGTGGGTTCCAACGTCACCGTGGGCTTCAGAGTAAACGTGGGTTTCAGAGTAGTCGTAGGCTCCAACGTTCCTGTCGGCTCCAACGTCGCCGTTGGCTTCAGAGTAAACGTGGGTTTCAGAGTAGTCGTAGGCTCCAACGTTCCTGTCGGCTCCAACGTCGCCGTTGGCTTTATAGTAAACGTCGGCTCCAATGTTGCCGTTGGCTTTATAGTAAACGTCGGCTCCAATGTTGCCGTCGGTTGCAACGGTGTTGCAGGCTTCAGCGTAAACGTAGGCGCTAACGTTGTTGTCGGCTTCAAAGTAGCCGTTGGCGTTATTCCAGGCGTAACCGCAGGAGTGGTTATTGGCGGAGAAGTAACAACCGGCGCTGCAGTAACAACCGGCGCTGCAGTAACATTTGGGCTAGTTCCCGGAAGCCATGTAGGTTTTTCTGGAAACACAAATCCATAGATATCCAGCATCTCTTGGTCAGTGAGATAGCCGTACGGGGTAAGCCGTTTACCAGTAATTACTACTTGTTGAACATCGGGAGAAACCGTAATAGTGGGGGGTGTGGTAACTGCAGGTGTATCTGTAGCCGCACCGGGGATAGTGGCAGCGGCGGTAAGCCCTAATGCCGTAGCCACGTACTGCATCACCGGGTTAGCTGACCGAGCCACCAATGCTGCGAATCTTGGATCGTTTGCCGCCATACGCGCAATAGCGGGCATAGCTGCTTGGGTAGCTTCTATAGCTAACGGAACTCCACGAGCTACCCCAATTGCCAACGCGGGGAGAGCGGCATATTGCTCCCTAGGGGCGTTCTCCTGTATCAGTCGGTTGACGTAAGCGTTTAATTCGTCGTCAGTTGTAGGGGTAGGAAGTTGATCTATAGGGGTTTGTTGGTAAGTAAACGCATCAAGAAGAGCGTTATAAACCGACTGCGCGGTCGGTGTAGGTGTAGGTGTAGGCTGCAGTACATCTTGCGACCGAGAAGGGTCAGCATACGCAGCCGAGACCGTTTTTCCCGTCTGGTACTTGTCTATCTCAGAGCCAAACCCTTGCATGGCCGACATGATTGCCGACTGGTTACCAGAGTTAATAGCAGTAGCAAGCCTACTTGCGGATGTAGCAAGCCCCAGTTCTGGGCTGTCGATGAAGTTATTTGCGCCAGCGAGAATCTGCGAGAGGTTACCGGACTCGATGCCTTTAGCGATCCCGATTGCCGCGCCAATATCCTTTGTAGACAGCCCTGCCGACTGTAGTGCGCCAGCAGCGCCGGTGGTAATTGCCCCTGTAGCCGCAGCAGATAGTACGTTGCCAAAATTCCCGGTCGCCAATGCGCTCGGCAGTGCGCCCGCTGCGCCAGTAATAGCCCCCTGAACTGCCTTTCCAGCTATATCACCTGCAGCACCACCAATTTGCCCGGCAATATTAGAACCTGCCGCCTGCGCAAACGCAGCAACTTGTTCTGCGGCAATACTGCCAAGCCCACTTGCCGCCGCTGCTTTTAGAACGTCTTGAAAACTCCCGCCTTGGGCAGCGGTAAGCGCAGCATTCGTGGCCGCACTACCAAGAGCAGCTACTTGGGCAGCGGTCAGCCCCGCAGCACCTGCGGTTGCTGCCACAGGGATGCCCAAAGCAGAAGCAAGTGAGCCACCAATAGACGCAGCTAGACCTGATCCTGGGATGCCTACAGCAGTCAAAATTAACGGCGCAAGATCTTTTGCAACGCTGCCAAAGCTGTGAAACATATCACCGAAGAATCCGCGATCTTTCTCACTTTGCCATTGGGTAATCTGACCAGTTACAGGGTCAATGTTTTCAAGAATATCACCCGGTTTAGCGTCTACAGGTCCTTTGAAAATTCCAAGTAACTGTGAGTAATCTCTGTAGTAGTTTTCACCAGACCCTTGTTGGTAAAACACGGGGGTGTAAGCTATGCCGTCAACAATTTTGGAAGGTGCACCGCCAAGGACACTATTCTCATGGCTTAGCGCATAATTTGCCCAGTCAAAAGTAAGTGGGTTAAATGCTGTAGCGGCATCGGTAGGCGCAGGGGTGGGGGCAGCGGTAGGTGCTGGCGTGGGAGCGGCAGCAGGAGCGGCGGTCGGAGCCGGTGTGGGGGCTGGAGTTGGGGCATATGCAGACGCCCCAACCAGATAATCCCAATCCTCCTGTTTCTGCGTACCGTAAACCTGCTCCGAAGCCGATCTTGCTTGAGCATCGGTCAATCCAAGATTTCGCAGCCGGTTATATTCCTCAATCTTTTGTGCTTCAGTTGTAAGTCCAGTTACTGCTTCATACGGAGATGGTGTTGGAGCAGGAGTTGGTGCAGGTGTGGCAACAGCAGACGTTGTTGTAGCTGTGGTGCCCCCTGTGTTAGGAGGCGTGTCTAAATAGCTGAGCCACGATGTGTCTGGCCCAAATGAGCTAAGAATTGCGTCATACGCTTGTTTATCAGACAAGCCGTACTGCAACAGCATGTTGTACGAAGAAGCCAGTGTCTGCGCAGATGGGGCAGTAGTCTGAGTCACCGCAGCCGGAGCAGGAGCGGCAGCGGCAGGTGCTGGAGCAGGAGTTGGAGCAGGAGTTGGAGTTGGAGCAGGAGCAGGAGTTGGAGCAGGAGTTGGAGCAGGAACTCCCAAGCCCTTGCCTTGCATCCAGTTAATATCATCCTGAGAGTACCCAAGGACATCTTTTAGCTGACCACCACTAACACCCAGTTGGTTGAGTAAATTGATTCTCTCAAGTGGATCTGTGGTGGTTTCCCACCCGGTCGGCATGGCTGCGCCAAGACGCTCAAACTGTTCTTGAGAAGATAGCGTTTGATACAGCGGAAGAGCCATTTCTTAACCTATTACTGCGTCAAATCGTAGAAGGTCAAAGACCCGATGGCCGCACCGGAAGAGCCCGACAGCACCCGGATGCCCAGCGTATAGATATCACTCGTCCCCGTCAAGGAGGAGCCCAACTGAAGATCCCAGTTGTACCCAGCAGTCTGGTTGATCGTCCCGCTGGACTGGTTAGTGGACTTTACGTACTGGATATCTACGATGGTGCCTACCGTCATGGCCGTGGCAGAAGTGTCCATCTCCACGTTGGCATCGCTTGCGACCGCAGCCCAAGAGGCCCCAGTCAGCCCTGTGCTGTTCTTTGCCAGGATAACCTCAAAGTCATCCCCCGTCGAGGTTGGCATCACGTTAAATTTTACGGGCAGCACCACTGCGTTCAGCGCGGTGGAAGCCAGCCGGATGGACACCAAAGGGAGAAATGTCGTGCTGATCGAAGTTCTGGTCGTTGTCCTGCGGGCCACGTGCTCAATGGATGTCTGCTCGTAGCCACCTTCTGAAACCACCGAGGAGCAAATTTGCTTCATGGACGAAGCGCTTGCCGTCGCTGCGGTGTTGGTAATCTCGTACCTGACCGGCAAAATTGCCGTGGTCATGTAAACAGAAGTAATGTCGTTTGCATTCTCAAACGTGTGGCAGACGATGTAGTTGCCGTCAATGATGAACCCACAACGAACAGATCCAACTCCCAACCACTCAAAGTCCATCCACAAAATTTGTGCTTTGGTCAGGTCCAGGGTGTAGCCGGAGTCCCCCGTCCCATCAAGTTTGTCGCCGTTCCAGTCTGCTTGGTTGACCGCCCGCGCATCGCTGACAGATCCTGAGATGTAAGACCGCAGGACGAAGGAGACAGTGCTGTCCGCTTGCTGAATGAACACGCCGTTCTGGGTTCCAAAGTACCCCACTCGTTGACGGAGCCCGGTCTTGGCAGTGTTCATGACGAACGTAGCCAAGCACAACAACCCCTTACCCGGCTGATACGGCATGCACCTGTAAGTCTGCCTTACAACTTCAGAACCACTGGAGGTGGTGACATCCATCCGCACAGATGATTCGTTGGGCAGGTACGTTGTTGAGCCTCCAGTGGCGGTGCTGGTGTCAAACTGATTGTCAATAGCGTAGCGGTTTTGAGAGTCAAAAATCGTGTAAGGAGCGCTGGTTCTTAGCCGCCCGAACGCATCGACGTTGGTCCCGCCTATGGAAATGGGTACTGGGCTTCCTGTAGTCGTCACGATCTGCTCCAGCAGGTTGTCTATTTGGTTGAAGTACAGGCGCAGGACGTTGACAAGGTTGTCAAGATACGTTGAGTCGTACTGGATCGTCGGCTTCGGCAGCGGCGGCGCACGAAACTTTTTGGTGATGGTGGACCAGATCGTCACGATTTACGCCCGTCAGGTCTGATGTCCAGACGCGGAGCGCCCATCTGCCACTGCACACCCAACCCATCTGATGCCATCTTGATGGACATCTGCCTGCCTCGCACCCGGATGTTTACTTGGCCCGTGAAGGCTTCGATAGGCACCGTTGCCGTGCGAGTGACCACGCCGTTGTCCGACCCACCCAGCGAGGCTGGGGAGTTGTAGCCCGAGCCAGAGTTTTGCAGAGGCAGGAGCGTCATCGTCGCGCTGGGAGATGCAGCGGCGGAGCCACGGAAAGTCACATCAGGCAACACCCGCCAGACAAAACCAAACCTGTCGCCGTCGTCAATGTCAAACTCAGACGAGGTGATGTAGGCTTCAATCGGGAGCGTTGACGCAGTGGCGTTGTCGTCGTTACCAGTCTCGTGCTGGACAAGATTGTTTACGTAGGTTGCAGCAATCGGGAAGTTTGAAGTTACACCGATGTCGGTCCAGGCAGTGCGCCCCAGGTTGCCGTAGTACCAAACTTTCTCAAGGTAGTTGTACACAACATACCTGTCGATAGCGGTGCTGCTGGCAGAGCAGTAAAACCACCAGACCTCGTTAAATTGTTCGTTGGTCCCGGCGCAGACTTGGCTGTACTGATCCAAGTTGATATCACTAAAAATGTACTGGCGCAGGTCACAGCTAAGTGTGTTTACACGACCGTCGTACGTGTAAAACTTGTCTTCTCCCATCCAGTACGCCACACCAGCAGCCAACGCTACAGCACGGTCACTGACAATGGAGACGTTATCGGCCAGAAGCTGTGAGCCCCAGACAACAGGCGGGCCTAAGTACTGAAGACCGTACACCGATGTGTCTGTCCAAACCAAAATTTCCTGTCTGGTTTGCAGGGTGGCATCAATTCTTGAGCCGTGCGACAGGCGCAGACTGCCCGCTTGGTTGGTCGCTGCTGGGGTCCAGTTGACCGCGCTTTCCTGATCCGACCAGCGAATCAGCATGGGGTCGATGTCAGATGACCCGTAGTCGTTGCACCCAAAAGCTATCGTGAACCGTGACGCATCAGACACCATGAACAGCGTTTGCACGGTCGGTACATCTGTTGCTCCGGACAAGGAGGTCAGCGCTACCCCACGAGAAATCAGCCCGGTGGTGGCGTCCCAGTAGTACATCGCCCCGCCCTTGGGGCCGTAGATCAAGTCTTGACCGAAGTTCTGGTGATTCCAGATGCGGATTGGGTTGTTGGAAGATGTTCCTATGCCCCACGCGCCCGACCCCCACGGACCAGCGCCCCATCCA